GTATTAATAAAATTTTGTTTATAAACTTCAGAATCTGCTAAAAAATTATTTGTTGCATCTGTTGGATATGGATTATTTTTATGTTTATCAAAAATATTATAAAGCTCATTCCAAGATTCATTTTCATATTCTGCTGATTTAATTTTTGCTTCTTCTTTTTTTTCAGCAACATAATATTGAGCAATAGCAGAACCAACGCTAGTTAAACCTGTATTAAGTGGAGCTTTTATATCTGATTTTATAGAACCAACTTGAGTAGTGATTTCTCCTTTTGCAGTATATGTAGGTATCTTTGGCATAATAATTATCCTTGCATTGATAACAAGCTAGTTCCTGTTTGTGTTATTGTTTGTAGTTGTGCCATACGAGCCTGTTGTCTAGCCATTTGACCTTGTATTCTTGCAAAGTTAGCTTCTTCAAATTTTCTTGCTTGACCTATTTTTGCATTATATTCCATAATATCTTTTTCTAATTCTGCTTGTTCGGCATTATATCTCATTACTCTTAACCCAGAACCAGAAAGTTCTGCACCAGATTTTATTATTGATGTTGTTGTTTGACCTTGTAATTTTTGAAACTGTTTATCAAATCTAACAAGATCTGTTTGTAATTGTTTGTCGATTTGTTCTGCTTCTTGTTCTGCAATTTTTGCATTTCTATTTTGA